GGTTCCAGGGTCAGGGTAGGCGTAAAGATACAACGCCTCATGCGCCGCCGAGAAGGCCGCTCCAGCCTGCGAAAGTCGTCCAGTCGTCATGGTCACAGGGTCCCCTAGGGTGAGGGTATTACCGCGCCGCCTGGCGCGCGTATCTGCATAACGGTTGGCTTGAACCAACCGTTATCGAGACGTTCTTTGACAAATGCGAGTCGTTCGGCTTGTCGCGCCATTTCAGCGGCGTTGATATTGCTCGAAATATAAGTGATCGCAGTAGAGGCCGCACCGATTAGAATAGTAATTGCAACAATGAGCGGCACGACCTTGTAAACGTCTAACTTTGGCTGTGCCGTAACCGTTGTCACGGCTGTAACGACTGTGTCTAGCTTGCTTCCTAATTCGGTCACATTTCGCGCAACCTCGCCGAGTGACCGTTCGACGTGGATAAGCCGGTTTTTCTGTTCCACGCCTTGAAGTTCCAGACTGTCTAGTCGGTGTTCCACCTTTTCGGTTTCTGGCATAATTTTAACATTCTCAAGGCGTTGCGTCACTAGGCTAAATCGTCGGTACACCTATTTGGATATCATCGACCTGTGACGAAACAACCCCTCCGTTAAGCGTTTGTTCATTGCCAGCCGGAAGCGTCGTTCCCCTATGGTCAGGCTCGAATGGTTTGATGATCTCGATATATGCGGCCTGTGACGCGGCGAGATGGGCACGCAATTCCGTCATTTCGTTGTTTGCCGCGTCCACGACACGGCGAGCGTCGGCGAGATCGGCTTGCATCATGACAACGGCGTTCAAGGCATTGTCGCGCTGTGCCTGCATCGCTGCAAGCATGTCTTGGGCGCGTTGAAGTTCTTTGTTCATTAGATAGCAGCCCAAATATTCACTGAGTTGATCGAGTCCCAGGCTACAGGAATAAATGTTTTCGCTGTTCCACGGGGAATGATGACACTTGAATTTCCGTCAATTAATCTAACCTGAGGGTCAAGAAATACCTCAATATCTCCAGCAGCAGGAAACACGGTAGCGGAAGCAATAACCGTATATTTTTGACCAACATATATGCTAGTGTCTAATTTTATTGCATAGTTTGAGGCATCAACATAATTTGCAACCAGAACGACGTCACGAATTAGTGTGTCATTCTCGATGTAACCAACGGCAGCACTTGCAAAATCTATCCCTTGGCAATCAATAGATGCCCAGATTATATCTTCTGATTTTTCCCTGATGGCCAAAGACAATGGAGGGAATAAGCCATTGAATGGTAATACGAAAAGATTGCTTGCCATTTTATGTTCCTATCAATCCATGAGAACGCAGGTCTTCTATCAATCCAGCAATCGCCCCTGCGCATGTTGCGGCGGTTGCTCCGGCCACATTGAATGTTCCTCTCGTAGCACCAGCACCAGGAGCATTCCAACCTGTAACACGCGTTGCGACAACTTGTGTCCCGTCGCGGTAGATTGCATTATCCATATTGAGCGTTCCAGCGCCTTGAAAACCTCCAGTCGGCGCACCGATGGTAACGCCATTTGCCCAAGACATGGCGGCCGATGTGGCACCGGCAACAAACAAAGTGAGATCAAGTTGAGTATCTTCGCTTCCGGCCGTTGGATCAAGCAGTGTTCCCGCAAGTTGGATTGCGTTGATTGTCGCCGGTGTGCTATTGCGAGCTTGCCAAAGGAAAGAACCGATAAGGTCATTAGCCGCCGGTGACGCCGAGTTGCGGAATAGATTTATGAATGGTCCAGCGCTTGCACTTGCATCCGTACTGACAGCTTGAAGCGGAATAGCAAACGTGCTGCTTAATGTTGCAGTTATTTGCCTGTCAGCAAGAATGGTTCCAGAACCCTTGCCGGTCAAGTTTAAGGATATGTTAGTGTCATCACCAGCGACGCCAATTATTGGCCCGTTGCCTGTCGTGGTCGATGTGACAGTCAGATAATTTACAGCGCTTGCGTTATAACTTATCTGAAATGCAAGTTTACTTGTAGCACTTACCCAATAAACTGTTTTATCGTCAAATGTTTGAAGTAACGAACTAGACGATGCATCGACAATCGATTGAATACCGGCGCCAAAATTACTCCCTGCATAGTACCAGTTGATTTGATGACCGCGCGCCAGCGAGATAGCCTCGCCGACACCAGTAACGCCATCTGTTCCCGTCAGTGCATCACTTCGAAACACAATACCTTTATTCCAGGTATGTGCATTCTTAAGAATGCCGATGGCATTGGCCGATGGGTTCGCAGCATTCCCACCGTAAGCATTATCTCCACCACCAGCAAGCCATACACCAATGACACCGGCACCACCCATGTTATATGGGTCAGGGTTGACATTGCTTCCCTTATTCTTTGCAGCAACTTCAAGTCCATAGCTGGACAGCGCACCGCTCTCGTGCTGCAAATCAGAATAGAGCGCCCAACCAATACCAGATGCCTTGTCATTGATCAGGAAACCAGAAACACCGATGCTCCCGGATGTGCCGAACTGATCAGATGAACGCGAACCTCCAACAATACCATATCCACCATTTCGAGCGTATGAAAGTAATTGCGCGTGAACAGCAAGATAACTTGCACCGCTGGCAACTGTAGGAACAATTCCACCTTGGTCATTAGCATTAAATGATCCGGTGCAACTATCAGCCGAACCTACAAACACCCTATCCAACTTAGCAATACTTACGAAAGGCGAAACGTCCGTCCATAAACCATGAGTGCCTTTAGATGGTTGTAAAATATCGTCATCAAAACTATAACCACCCTCGGCACCAGTAAAAGCCAATGAACTTTCAAAAGGTGATCCACTTAAAACATGGGTAATTGTAACATCACCCAAATTCCAATTTATTGATGCACCGGCATCCAACGCTATTCCTGATAATGGATCGTCCGAATCATCATCATGTTCACTTGCAGTTCCAATGCCGACATAACGCCATGTCCGCGAGAACGTCCCTGACGTCGCTGTGATCTTATAGGCGCCTCCAATGACGTGGAACGCGGCAAAACCTTCCGCATCGGCAACGAAAGGGTTCCCGATCGAGACCAGGCCGCTTCGATCGCTGAACAACACCGCGAGCGGCGAACCGCCAGTTTCCTGCCGAACCTCGACGCTTGCGCCGGGAAGGATCGTCCCGTCCTCGTCGACGATAGTCGCTTGCCATCTTGCCAAGGCCATCTAATTCACCTGTCCGCCCAAACGACTGCCCACCGCGCCAACCTGCGTCACAAACGAGATACCGTCAATCGCGGCACCGGCCGCGCCGCCATTGCCACCGAACAGTGAACTTGCCGGCAAGCTTTGACCATCATTACCAACGACGCCAGGTGTGCCGCCGTTACCGCCGTCGAGATCCGTAGCACCACCGCCGTCACCACCCAGGCCGCCCGCGTCCTGCGTTCCAGGGTCGCCCGGTGACGGGCTTGACGTGCTCGTGGTGACATCACCACCGAGACCCGGCACAACACCCGCACCGCCACCACCACCGCCGCCGCGATACCCACCACCACCACCACCGCCGCCGCCACCATAAGTGATCGAACCGGCGTCCTCATAAGTAATCGGATATCGCGTATAAAGCGCCGTACCACCGGGAAAGCCATTCAACGGCGAACCGGTGTTAGAACCGTTGGCATTACCGCCAACACCGCCCGCGCCACCCGCGCCGCGTATCTCGCCATTGTTTACGAGATGGATGGACACACCGCCGGGCCATGTTCCGACGTCGAATGATGGCGTGGCGGTGTCGACTGAACCGACGATCACCGCACTTTCAATAATGCATGTCACGGTGATCGAAGGGGACTCGAACGCAACCGGAACCGGGAAAATACCATCATGGATCGTGCGCAGATTCACATTGTTTATGTTGCTGTCGATGATGATGGTTCGGTCGATCAAGTCCGCCGGGTCGAGCGCTTCGAAAAGCATTTCCTCAGCTTCGACCGTGAACTTTTCAGCAACACCGTTCAACCTGGTGATCTGAATTGGCGCGAGCGCACGCGCACCAAAAGCATCCTGTATTGACCAATTGCCGACCTGGTACCCACCGCCTAACACCGGATCGTCGACCGAATCGCGGAACACCTCAAAGGTGAACCGACGCGGTGGAACCTGGAACCGACCGAGCTGGATATCGTTCAACCGCTCGGCGGTATCGCGGCCAAACGCAGGTATCCAGCGCGAGAAGATTTTCAGGATTGCCGCTTGGCCTTCGTCCGTCTCGGCTTGCAGATTGACTGTCGCAAGGGTCGAGCGGAAATTGTCCGGCTCGTCGATCGGCCGGAGCGGGTTGCGCTGGCCGTAATAGGTCCAGATTTGCGATGCTCTAAGGTTCGGCTGTTCGGTGACCTGCAATGAACCCTGCAAGGTGTTCTCATCGTCGAACGTGAAAGCGTCCACCGAGATCGCGCGCAGCACCTTAAGGTTGATCTTTTGGTTGACGTCATCCCACCACATCGCAAGGGCGGCCTGCTCGATCAGCTCACTAACTAGGGTGTTAACGTCCGTCGGCTCCGCGATCGTTGCACCATACAACCGTTGCAGAAACGATCCCGTCTCATTCGTCCAATCGTTCAAAATGATATATGACGGTGGTACCAGCGCATAGGTCGTGAACAAATCATAAATGATGTCAGCCGGATCTTGACCAACATATTGCAAACAAAGCTGAACCCGGTCTTGCACGTCATGTGCGGCGGCCGTCGTTCCCAATTGCCCACGCACGATCGTCAGCACGTCACCGACGCGCGTAAAACTCATAATCTCACTGCCGCCGATGGCGACATATCCCGATGCGGGATATTCCGCCGCACCAATACCGGACGGTGAAAGCGTTGCCGACAAGGCCGCAGCCGATATGCCGGCGACAAGAAACCCGTTCGACACAGTCGGCGCTTGCGCACGATCGCCATCGGCAAGCTTCAAGACATCCTTACCAATCAGGCTATATTCACCGGCCGGTGTCGGACCATCGAACGATTCAATGATATAGTGCCGTGTGTCCATCTCGGCGAGCGTTTGACCAATGAACCCACGGATCAACCGGATTGCTCGACCTTTAAGGAACGGTTGACGCGCACGCCATTTGCCCCAAAACGATCCCTGCTCAAATGGATTGTAAGACCGTTCGGCGTAGTATTTATCAAAACCGGGACCCGTATCACTGTGTGGATGATCCCTGAACTTAACATTCAACGTTGCGCGCTGACCCAAGTCCTTACCGAGGCTAATCGTTGCCGGCGAGAACGAGACACCACCAATCGAGGGTATCGCCGGGATATCGGTCGGAAGATAATCGCAATCGATGGCAAACCGGATGGTCACAGGGTCATTGATGAAATGCACCCGATCTTGGCACGTCTTCAGGCTGTTGAAGCATTTGTCTGTACCAGTCACACCGACGGCCGCCGTGCAAGGCGCGATTCCATAGGTGTTCGCGCAATGATCGATATCGACCTCGACATATGTCAACGATCGCTTGCCCTCGCCGGTCATTAAACGATACCAGTCATTTTGAAGCTGATTTGCATCATCCCATTAGAACGTTGGTTCGTTGGTTGCGGCTCGTCAGTAATCCAACCGTAACCAACTTCATAAGGGTAATCGAGCGGTCGCCACGCGAAAAAGAACGGGTTCAACTGCGCGGCGTCTATGAACGGGTCCATGTAAGCGCGGTACCATGCCGGCGTTAGGTTTGCGAGATCAACACCGGTCATCCGACTTGCACCGATCAGGATGCGGCCAAGGAAATTACCGCTCTCACTCTTGCCCGCGACGATGCGCGGCGAGCGACCATAGGGAATCGGCGTATGTCCGACATAAATGCGCCGCTGCAAAAGCAACAGCTTCCCGACATAAACCACGGCCGCCGTCGGCGCGACCGGCGTTGACGCTCGCGAAGGCTGGAGGCGCACCCGGACCGCGTACAAGGCTTGCGGCTCAAACCGGAAAATCACAGGGCCATCCGTAGGCAAGAATGAGTCCGCGATCACCTCGACCCATGAACCGCCGTTCTGTGATTGGATCTCGACCGACACCGGGATGAGACCGGTTGCGAAATTGTGCCGCGCGATCCCGACATAATCGACGTCTTCGGTGGTATCGAGCACAACCGTGATATATTCGTCACCCGTCGGCGAACCGTTGAGACCGACCCATACCAGATGCGTCGCCGGGTTCGCCAGGTTCACAGCCGGGTTATTAGGATCTTCGGAAGTGGTGCTGATATTGGAAATCGTGACCAGGTTTTGATAGCCAACAAGCGGACTATTGCCATTGAGGCTGTCACCGATGATCGACCGGGTGAGGCTGACAACCAAACTGCTCGATATTACGACGCTCATTGTGCCCTCGCCTATGCCCGGTCAAGGATCACTTTGCCGCCATCGCGTTGGTAAGCAAGCAATGATTCAGCGAAATTGCGCACCACGTCACCGCTGAACATTTGCGTAGGTGAAATGCCTTGGACGAAAAGCGTTTGGTTCACACCCCCTTGCGTCGAGGTCGAGCCCGACCCGGTCCCGGTATCAGCGCTGGCGGTGGCTCCGCTCCCGCTGTCACCGCCTCCCGTGCTGCCCTTGGACGTCTTGCGGATGTTCGCGACCTGTGCGAGCCCGGCCGCCACCACCGACGCGGCAACCGCAAAGTTGAACGGTGGCGGGTACGCGGCGAGCGCCTTCGTGGCACCCTCAAAGGTGTTGATCAGCGCCGAGGCGATCGCCACCGCCTTGGAATTGCTGAACACCTTTTCCAGGTTGCTGGCGATCGCCGATGCCATACCAGCATAGGCACCTACGGCAACGAGCGTTGCTTTCTGCATCGCACGGCCGTAGGTGTCCGCATCGATCGCACCAGCTTGAAGCAGGCGATTCAGTTTGTCTTGCCGGTCTAACATCGCCTCTTCAGGCGTGGCCGTCTCGTCGATGATCTTTTTGCCTTCGCGCCGGAGCGTGTTGTATCGATCAAGTTCTTGATTCATTATTCGTTGCGCTTCATGCTCCGCCTGCAACCGCTTAGCCTTTTCGTCATCCGTTTCTTTGATATCCGGAAGCTTGACGGGTGTGTCAGCCGGCTTGGGTCCCATTATACCGGAGGTGGTACGATCAAGCTCGCCTTGCGCAACGGCAAGTTGCTGGTTAAGCGCGTCAAGTTGGCCCTGCCGCGTTTTCACGATATTTTCCAGCCCCACGGCGCCGGGTTGCTTGGCAAGCTTCGCCTCAGCCTCAGCGAGCGCATTCGCCGCGTCCGTGACCTTCACTGTTAGCTGTGTGACCTGCTCGGCGGCTGTCGTGCTAAACGCTTCCTTGATCGCCGTGCTAATTCCTTGAATGCTGACAATGACTTGTGTCGCGATATTGACGAGATCGATTAGCAGCGGCGCAACTAAAATGATCGCGTTCTTAAGAGTTACGCCGAATGCCTCAGATGATTCATCAGCGGCGACAGTTAATTTTCGGATAGCCTCGGCAAATTCCGTACCTGTTTGAACACTCGCTTTTGAAACGACAAGACCGAGACCGCTCGCCTCATCCGACATTTTCTTTATGCCGGCGCTTCCATTTTCTAAAAAGCGTGTCAGTTCCTCAGTGTTCGCACCAAAAGCAGCATTCGCAAGTTCACTTCGTTTGGCGTTATCGGTAAGCTCGTTGTAATGATCGGCCAATAATTTGAGCGCGTCAGAAACATCTTTTGTTCCACGCAAGGTATTCAGAAAAGCAAGATCGTTTTCTTTCAGCTTATCGACAAGTTCACCACTTCCGTCGAATGCTTCCTTAAGCCGATCTTTGAACGTCTTGAGTGTTTCGTTGAACGTCTCGTGACTAATGCCGGCTTGCAGCGCGACATGTCCCAATTCTTGCAATTGGTCGGTGGTGATCCCGATACCGTCCGCCGTCTTGGCAAGGTCGTGGAGACTGTCGGCGGCCGCCTTGATGCCGGCGAGCGTGAGGCCCGCGCCGATGGCGACCAGGCCGCCTTTAAGCGCCGTGCCGATCGTGGCGCCAATCTCGGAAGCCTTGGCGGCCAGCGCTTCCATTGCGCTTTCCGCCGACTTGCCACCCTTGATGAATTCCGCCGCGTCCAGCGCCAGGCGAACCCGCAATGACCCAATTTCGCTAGTCGTCGCCATCGCCATATGCCTCGCTATAGATCGCGGCTACCTCATCCTCTGACATGCCGGCATAGTCCGGCGCCGGTTTGAGGTGTTCTATCCACCACCACACCTCACCCGGTTGCAATGCCCAAAATGCGGACGGTGCTATTTTCCCCGTGCAGACGAGCGCTTGATAGACGCCTTTGACGATTTTAGGTTTCCCCTTGCCGCGCCTCCTGCCCCTGGTTGATTGGCCGCAGCAATGACAGACGGTGGAATCATCATGGCAAGTAAAGTGTTAACAGAATTACGAACGTTGCTGGACATGTTGCCGCTAAACATGCCGACATACACTTGTTCATCTGTGATTTTCGCGCCAGCATAACGCATCACATCGCCATATGCACGCGCGAGACCAACAAGGGAAAGCTTTTGCTTCTGGTTGGCGTCAGCGAGATCTTGAAATGTATAATGTTCTTCTATGATTGCGATCGCACCGAGGATCTTATCCGGTGCGATCGTGTAAACTTCTTCACCCCAAATTAGGTCAACTGCTTCAAACATGATTATCCCGGCGTGAAGGTGACGACGCCGGACGATTGCAACGTCGATTGAAAGGTTGTGGCTTCCTTATAATTCTCGCCTTCGGTGTAAGTTGTCATGAAGAAATCACCGGAGATCGTCGAGCCATCCGGATAGCGCAGAGTGATGTTATTCATACGCTCGCGCGCGAACCACGCGGCTTTCATCCGCGTATCCTTGGTGACACCACTAAGTGTGATATTCACCTGGTCTTCGGCCGGTATCGTCAACAATGTGCGAACGCCGTCGTCTTCATCGCTGGTGATGTCGATCGCTTCACCGTTGCACTCGACTCCCTTTTCGCGAACACCCTGGACTTGATCACCAGGGGAATTACCACCGAAGAAGAAATCGACTTGCCGTCCTACTCGTGCCGTCATGGGGCTTCCCCTGTTGTTACGACGAAATCCAAAGTCACATGAAACGGATATTCGGTCTGATCGCCACCACCTTCGCGAAAATCCCGTTCGTCTTCAAGGATGATCACAGCGAAGAAAACACCGAACGCTGTTCCGAAAAAGAAACTCAACACGTTCCGCACGGCCGCCGCAATCGCTTTCGTTTCAGTGTAGGTCATCGCCCAACCGTCGACCTGCACCCGCCGGACTTCGTGACCCGTCTCGCCATCGTCCGCGTACTCCGGCCCGCCGTCGACGGAAAACAAACTGATCGACGGAAAGGCCGAACCTTGCGGCCGCGACAACGGATAAACGCGCGTGCCAACGATCGCCGCGACACTGGCATCCGCGAGCAACATGCTGATGATTGCCGCTTCCACCTAGCCCCCCAATGCTTTCCGGATCTCCGCCCAAAGCTCCGTCTCGATATCGGCGAGCAGCTTGACCTTACCCGCGTCCCATGCCGGTCGCATGAACGGTTGCGCGTGAAACTCGGATGTGCCGAACTCCTGCAAGCTCGCCTGCGGCAACGGACCCGCACCCGCGAAGATCTCGACGTCGCCAGCTTCCCCCTTGTGCAACGAGCGCTGGCGCTTCGACAACCGCGTGCCAACATGGATCGACCGCTTAAGCGTTCCGGACAATTTCGGCGCCAACTCTTCGGCATGGTCGGCAATCGGCTGCATCACCTTTTTGCCGACACGCTGGAGAACGCCCTTAGCAACGCCCTTGGGAAGCTGTTTAAGCTTGGCGTTCAATGCGCTGAAACCCTCGACCTTGACCCGCTCGACCATTAACCACCTGTCCTGTGTACATGACCGGTTACAAAAAAGTAATGATCAACCAAACCGGTAAGATTATCGTTCAAATGAACACGAAGCGAATAACCTATTGGTAACGATATCCATGAACCAGGGTCATTGAAATGCCATTGAGCAGAAACAAAATTATCACCACTGCCAAAATCATCAGCACGCATATTAAACGCACCCCTCGACCATCCAGCATTTGACTTAACAGGAATTCCATCTGTTAAATCTATCACGGCAACATTTGAAGCATTGTGAATTTTTACACTAACACCGTTCGTCAATGCCGCGATATTTCCATATTCATTAGCAGATAACGCCGAACCATCTCGAATATGTATGTTCAACGCTTGTATTAAATTACTAGAAATTCCGGGTTGAGTTGTAATTTTAAAATCTTGAGCTACTGAACTATAGTCACCATTTGCATTTTTAGTTCCAGAACCATCGCCGTTCGTGTCCAAATATCTGAACAATAAATCTTCTGGAGGCGTTCCCGCTTGAATAACTCTTAATGCACCTTCATGATAGCCTTGTCCGAGTTGTAAGAATAGTTCGTCATCTCGGATATGTTCCAATGCCGTTATGGCAATACGGGCGGCTGGCATGTGACCATCCTTATGTCACGGTGCATATTCGAGCGCGAATCTACCACACTTTTCCGACGGGTCAGGTATCCGACAAACGACCTCGAAACCAAGCGCGGCAAGCTGTGTCAATCCCGACGTGCCGGTACGAATGTCGAGCACGACCAGGCCACCGGGATTGAGCGACCGAACCACCGATTCGGCATATACGCTAACCGGATAATGATGGCCCCACGACCGCGAAGAAATGATCAGATCAACCGCCAGGTGAAACGGACGCGGCGCGTGGATGGTCACAGGGGGACAGGCCGGCACGTTCGCGCGCATCATCGCCGCGCCGGCCGCCACGTCACCCCACGCGGTCATCGTTTGCTTGAAGCCCCTATCCTGCGCGCCGGTGCCGTCGCCATCGAGCAGATGGACACGCACGCCCGGCCAAGCGCGCGCGAGATGCACATCGATCAGCGCCAGGCCGCAGCCGATATCGAGCAGCGACTCCGGCGGCCGCCGGCCGGCGAGCACTGGCCAGAGCGCGGCGAACTTTTGCACGGCCGCCAGTTCGATCAGCGGGCAACTGTAATCGAGATCCCGCCCGGTCCGGATCAGATAGTCGCGGACCTGGTCGGGCCAAACTATCGACATTGAAAAACGTGTCGGCGGCCGTACTGTTCGACCAGGTCGAAGCCGGCGGCTTGGATCTCGCTCGCCTGCTCGCCATGCAGCCGGTCCGACGGATGCAGGTCAACCGCGATCAGGCCGCCCGGTTTGAGCGAGCGCGCGGCGAGCGGCAGATATGTCGAGATCGGATAATGCGTTCCCCACGATTTGAACGACACGATGACGTCGACCGGTATCGTCAAATCAGGGTCCGACGGGTGCTCGATCACCGCACATGCGGGTGGTAGGTTGGCGCGCGCGAGCGCGCCCGCAAGGCGAACATCATTCCACGGAGCCGCACCCGCGCGATAGTCATGGAAGATATCGCCGGATCCGTCACCGTCGAGTAGGTGGATTGCGTCGAGGTTGAACCGAACCGCAAGCACGATCGCCGCCATACCCAGGCCGCACCCGATATCGAGCAGAGTACGCGGCCGATATTCGGTGAACAGCTCGGCGAGCGTTCCGGCTTGCTTGTGTGCGCGGGCAATCTGACGTGCAAAGACGTCATTGGTTTTGTTTTTCAGAAGGAATGCCGCGACCTCATCAGGAAATATCATTTGTCCGCACTCGCTACGGCGTCGATCTCGATCCATTGCCGCGTTGTGCCGACCCGCTCGCGCGTAGCGGTGATATTGTACAACTTGCCTTCGAAGCTGATACGGTCTTTCGGCGTCAAGCCCCGCGTGAGGCTCCAATAGCGGACCGTGAACCGGGTCGAAATCTGTGCACCCACCTCAGCCGCTCGATAGCCTTCCGCCGCGCTCGCGTCAGCCCGCTGCGCCGATATTGTGCCGATGTCGCCCCACACCTCCACCGGTTCGTTATACGGCGTGCTCGTGGTCACTGTGGCGCGCTGGAGGGTAATCCGCCGGTCGAGGTCGCCGGCTTGCAACTGTGCTGGCATGATATCCCCCTAGCAGCCGGAGCCACAGCCCCAACCGGCGTTGCTGTCTATGTTCACTTGCCCGCTTCCGTAGCCGCCGCCGGTATCGTCCAGCGCGATGTAAGCGCCCGCCACGCGGAACGGGGCGATGATCATCTCGGCGCCGTGCGGTGTCGGCGCGGCGTTGGCACCGATCACGCTCGACGGGCGGAACTCATACCAATCCGCGACGATCAGCTTGACGCACGCCTTGACGATCTCCGGCACGCGGTCGTTCTCCGGCGAGGCCGCCGAATAATAGCCGGCTGTGAAGGTGACGCGCACGAGATCCGCATCAGAGGTAGCGAGCAATGACGGCCATGCGACACCGTAAAGCGGAACGATCTCGCCGCCACGTTCGGTCCCGGCGCCGATCACCCGCCAGTTGCCCGCCTCGGCGAATGTCTGCTCGGCGCCGTTGGTGTCCAAATAGGCAATGCTATCCACGCTGATCAGCGGCGGAAACGGCAAACAGATCTTGGCGCCGAAACTACCGAACGACGCACGCAGCCGTTGCGGCCGGAACGCACGGCCGGTGATACCGAACGGACCATCGACCCGCTGTTCGGCCGCGATCGTATAAACCTCGATCAAGGAATCATCGTCGGTGTGATCAACCCGCAAGTGCGCCTTCATCTCGGCGAGGCTGACCATACGATCACCAGGCTGCTCAAGAACTTCGACAAACATCACTTGGCCCATGAGGTCAATTCGGCAAAGAATTCCCCCGCATATTCCGCTGTTTCGTATCCTTTTAACAGCGGATATCCGTCGGTCCAATGCACCAGCGCCGGACTGTCTCCGTTATGTTCCTGATAGAGCTTCGTGTGTCCCACCAAATAATTCCAACGCGGATGAAGCTCGCCGATTTCCTCATCCTTAAGCCAGCAAAAAGCGTGTAGATCTCGACCGGGTACACTGTTGATTAGTTGGACGGTCAACGCCGCATTGGCAGGATGATCACAGTTGAAGACCATGACGCTAGACCAATTTTTGCGCGAATATACGGTCTGTATTTGACCGTCCATCTTCACCGCCTCAACTGGCGCGTGTTGATGCTTGACACATGTCACTGCGTAACGCGGGTCGATCTCGTTGAACAGTTTGCCGAGATTGACCCGCGCCAGGATATCGCAATCCATGAACGCGGCCATGCCGATGCCGGCGAGATGCGGCGTCAGGAATCGGCTGATGGCAAACTCTGTCGACATCGGCGCTTCGCTGATCACGTCCCATAGCTGGTCGTGCTCGTGCATCTCCGTTGGCCGCGTATAGAGCCCCATCGCGCGCAGATCGGCCAGCACCACGCCGCGCACCGATGTCGGTCGAGTCAAACGCCGCTCGATACTATGCCGGCAAACGGCGTGCGCGGCCGCGTGGCGATGGTCGAAACCGATAAAAATCGACTGTCTCATTTATGGACTTCCCCCGGCTTTGCGCCACATTTCGGACAGCTCCCGGTTGGATCTGGTTCAGTCCAGCCCATACCGGCGAGCGCCGAACCCTCGCCGGTATTGATTAAGGCATCCCAAAGCCACACCCCTATGCTCCGGCGCGGCACTCGCTCGCCTTTAACGCACTCGCTCATTTGACCGCTTCCGGCGTGCCGGACTTGAACACGATAAATTCCACCGTGGCCGTAGTCACTTCTCGCATGCGCTGATTCACGGAAACCGCACGCACACCGCGAACCCTACGCCCGTCTTGATCACGGACGACAAACCGTTCGCCCTCTTTTTCGACGTTCAATTCGCAGAACGTCTCATCGGCCGGCGCCATCATGCCGCCCACGTCAGACAGAAATCGCCCGCCTTTTCCCAGGCGACCACATATCCCCATGCCTTGAGCAGGTCGACCGCCGCGAACTGGCCGCGCCCGTAGCGCTCCGCATTGTTGGGTTTCTGCTCGACCACCATGACCGGCCGATCACGTTGAATCGTGCGCGCGCCGCCCTGGACAACAGGAAGCTCGAACCCCTCGACGTCGATCTTGATGAAGTCAACGCCGTGCAAATTCAGGCTGTCGATCGTCACCGCCTCGACATGCGCGATGCACGCGCCGGAGACACCCACCGGTGCGACGTGACCATTGCCGGAATTATCGGCCACCGTGACGATGTCCAGCTCGCCGCACTCGGCGCCGACCGCGCATTCGATCAGCTTGACGTTGGGGCAATCTTCCGTGTTGATCCGAAAATGCGGATGCAACGCGGGCAATGGCTCAAAGGCGATCACCCGCGCGAACGAATGCGCGAGCACGCGCGACCAAAGCCCGATATGCGCACCCACGTCGAGTGCAAGCCCGCGCCTGGTCGCCACTTCTAACGCGCGCTCGATCTTGCTGAACTGATAGGTTCCCTTGCCTTCGAATGCCGGACCCTTTGCAAGATGCTCGGCGAAATGGGTATCCCCCAAAGGTAAGGAAATTCCTTCGACTATGCGCATTTCATAAAGCTCCGTATCATCGTTTGGGCACAACTTAATTTCCGGTCCGCGCGACTCACCGATCGCGCCGTCACGCGCACGCAAGGTCAGGTAGCCTTGCACGAACCCACATTTCGGACACATCCAAGTGCTCATGCCGGCATGTCCGGAACCTTGTGAATCGGCCAAGCGTCCATAAGCTCGGCTTGCCGGCGAGCAGCCTCGACGATGTTCGGCGCCGCGCCCTTGGCTTCCGCCTCGTTCGCCCAAAAACGAACTGTCCGCGCGGCGACCGCATCGGAACCACGGACCAGGAAAACGGGTTCATCGTCCGGTATGAGCCCGGCCGGATCTTGAATGCGGTCATAGTCTGGGCGCGCGTGTTTCATCAGTTCCTCACTAACCAAAAAGTCAAAGACTTCGAACCCTCAATCATGTCCCGGATCTGCCAATGATCCGAAATTGTCGCGAGCTTATCGCGCCACCATTCCAGACCTTGAACAATCAGATGCGCGTTTCGCCCATCGGGAAGCTGTTGCTTCGCCGGCTTCGTCGCGATGTGCAAATAAATTCCCATCTGTGCAAGCTCGGCTATATGCCGGAGAACATTATATAAAAGCTCCGGTTCGATATGCTCTAGAACATCCGTGCAAATCACAAGGTCCGCAGGCTCCGGCATATCTGAAAATTCAATAACACCAGGATCATAACACCGAATATTCAAATCCGGATAATGTTCAATTAAAGTCGCTTGTCCGCAACCATAATCAATTATCGACATTTGTCCGCCTTCATCACCAAGCGAACTCATAAATTCAATAATGTCATTACCGTACTTATAACCTTTGTTTCCCCATGGCATCGACTGATGCATTTCATGTAGTAGTTCGCAATAACCAGGGGAAACCAGGTCGTCATAACGAAACGGTTTAGGCATTATCTCATATCCTTAAGCAGCCAACGGGTACACTTAGAAGATTTGTCAGGTATTTGTTCGACGATCTCCAGACCCATTTTCTTAAGTTGTTCTAATCCGTCGGTATTTGTCCGTATATCCGTAATTACAAAACCACCCGGCTTAACACAACGCATCACGGTTTCGGAATAAATGGAAATCGGGTAATGATGACCCCAAGAACGACAGGAAATAATCAAATCAACTTGAGTATTAATCTTCTCAGGTTCTGAGAAATGTTCGAACACTTCCACCGAATGACCAAGGTTCTCCCTCACGATCGCCGCGCCGAACCGAACATCATTCCAAGCCTTGGTATCATCCTTGAAACCGGACCGCTTTTCCACAGTACCGTCGCCTGTACCATCAACCAGATGGATTTCAGTAACCGGCGCATGTTGAGCAATGAAAATATCGATGATTGCCCAACCGCAACCCAAATCTAAAAGCGAATGTGGTGCAAGTTTTTCAATAACAGGCTTCATACATTCAAACTGAATGGTCGCTTGGTCTACCCGCGTGTTACCAATTACTTTACCAATACGTTCGACGACAACACGCGGATAAACTATCATGTTTTAGATTTCCTTGAACAACAGAGCAACAGCCAAAGTCGCTTCCGCTTCTTCGAGAGTTGGGCTGTAGAAACGAACGGAAGGAAACGGAGGTTCGATAATTATATTGTTGTCAGGGTTTCCAATATTTATCGAAACACTCGCGGAATTTTTATTACTGAAATTGAACTTACTCAACGCACCAACACCTAAAGTTGTCGCATGAATTGAAAGCAATTCACAATCGACAGCTTCGAAAACATCTCCAGAAACAGAACCCATGGCGTCAGTCAATTCAAGATCCCATTCGATCGTAAACAACTTGTTACCAACGTTAGTTTTTGTATATGGAACAGTCATTTCCACCTCATACAGAAATCGTGTTTAATCTTCCATTCGACCGTTGCGCCCCACTTCTCTAGCATGGTCACAGTGGCGCGTTGTTCCAAACCATACCGACTTTCATGTTTCTGCTCGACCACTATCACCGGCCGGTCGCGGCGAATTGTTTCTTCGCCTCCCTCGACGACGAATGTTTCGAACCCCTCGACATCAATTTTGATGAAGTCGACCTGCGTCAACTTAAAATCATCAAGAGTCCGCATGTCGATTTCAACTTCACCACGCACATCAGCCGGTGAAATATGCGAACCAAACGGGTGTTTTAAGTTATCCAAATATGCAATCCCGTTTAGATTGCCGATCGCAACTGACGAAACCTTCACCGACGGTCGATTGATGACATTTTCGCGTAGCGCGATAACACTATCCGGATGCGGTTCGAAAGCTGTTATCCACTCAAAGACGGCGACAAGTTGAATCGTCCAAAGTCCAATGTTTGCACCCACGTCGAGCGCATGGCGACGCTGACGACAGAACGGCAATGCCCGCGCCAACCGATCGCCCTGGTAAGGTTCGGGTGCCGCAAGGATTTTCTGCATCTTCCGATCGTAATCCACAAACTTCATTGCCAATGCGCCTCACCGCGCTTCACGTATCCGCGCGGCGTGCGACCGCCGGCTTTGAATTTCCCTTTGGCGTGGTCGAGACGTTCGGCCAGCCGAGAATAAACGAACGGATGTGACGACCGCCGCGCCATATCGTTGCCGGATAGGCTGACAGGTTTAGGAAAGTCCCCCCGCGCGACCGCACGCGCAACAAGCTGTTGCAACACAAAGCTGTCGTGGGTTTCCTGGAACTTGAAAACGTAATCGGTCGCATAGACGTCGCGAAACCAGGTCATGAACGGCACATGCGCCGGGTGCGTCTCGTTGAACACCACGAACCCGCATTCTGGATACCAGGCCGCACGATCGAGCCAGGCCATGTAAAACGCCGGGTCCTTCACCAGGGATTGCAGCCAATCGAGCGTCACGGTTGCGTGTGTCACCACGTCCGCATCGCACATGATCAACCAACCCGGCGCGGCCGGCGGCCGCGCGGCCGCGTCAGTCAGCGCCGCGACCTTGTGCGCGAACCGAACGCAATCGCGGCGATAGCTATACGGCTTGCCCTTACGCAGGTCGATCTTGCCGAACCGCGCTTTGTTCCGCCCGTGCGCGTCCGGGTTGTCGGCGTGCCGGACCTTCCAAGCTTCAAACCATTCCGGCAACTGGCGTTGGACGACGCCGGCAACGTCGACCGTGAACCCTTCGGCGTAAACCTCAAGCGTCGCCTGCTTCGGCCAGTGCTCGACGAAGGTTTCCGCCATACGCCGGCCGGTCTGTTTCCAGCCTTCCGCGTTGCATGTGCTGACGATTCTAATCTGCATAGGTCGCCCGTATGATGAGATCCGGCCGCGTCTCGAAACGATTCAATTTGGCATCCCACCAACTCGACGGTTGCACGGTGAGGTGAACGTTTTCGCCGTTGTCGAACACCTTTCCGGCAAGCCTGGTGCTGATGTGAAAATAAGCGAACACCGGTCCGGTCTGATGCAAAGACCCGAAAATGTCGGCAAGGATCATGTCGACATCGTCCGGGTCAATGTGTTCCATGACGTCGGTACAGATGACACCGCCGAATGTACCGTCTGGTTTATTGCCGATCTGTAGAACACCCGGATCATAGCAATAAGGAAGGAGGCCGCCCCATTGATCATGAATCCGTTTTTCTAAGTATTGGTAGCCTTTACCAGATCCATAATCTAGCAATCGATCAGGTTTCGACCACTCGACTAATTTTCTTATTTCTCTGATTTGTGCCTGACTTACTTTACCAGAGAAATGTTTTTCATATGTCGCGTGATGTTCCCGGTACAACTTCGCGTAATTGCGTTTTAATTTCATTGACGCCCCATCCGCTCGCGATCTCACTTGCGCGAAATTGACAGTAAGCTAGACTGGCAAGCAGCGATAGACGCCCCCCGTCTGGTGCAAGTAGCGGGTCCTCTATGTCGTCGATCTGGCGCGACGATATGGGACCCGCGATCGCGTCGCCGAGCACGATCGACGGCACGCCGGCAAGCATCGCCTCAAAGCAAGCATTCGAGCCGTAAGTGATCAGCGCATGTGCATCGTCCAAGATCTCGTAAATTGATTTATGCCGAGACAAGGTCGTTCCCGCAACTGGTACCACGTCGGACATCGAAGGCTTGGGACGATACCAAATCTTGCGCGTGCATCCTGCCGCACGAATATCACGCACAATCTCGGCGACATATTCGGCCGGCTCCGGAAGATCATGCGTGATGTAATATTTACGGCCACCGCCCGCGATGATCACAGGGGAAGCGGGGTGCGGTTGACGCCATGGTTTTGGGTTCCATCCTTGCGCGGCCGCACGCGCGTAGTCGCGCGGGATTTTGCCGAGATAGTCAGTCGGCTGGTGCGCGTCGATCGCCATGCGCCACCAATCATCCCGGCGATCATATCCTTTGTCGAAGATCAGGACCCGTTGACCGGCCGCGACGCAGGCTTCACGCAGCACGATCGACTTGAGCCCGACCATAATCGCGACATCAGCCGGGATAGGGTTCCCCCTGTTCGGCGCGACCGTGACATGATCGCCAGTTATGCGGCACCCTTTCACCCAAGCTTCGCAAAGGGGTGCTTCGCGCGACTTGCCTTCCGCGATGTAGAAAACGAACTTCATCAGTGACACCCTCGTTTAAAACACGGAACCGGAAGATTCTGCTTGTCGAGGGTGAACCCCTCACCGCCGCATCCACGATCACCGCGAAACCACATCCATAGCCGACCAAGCCACCACCTCACTCGATGATCCTCCGGATATGTTCCCAGGCCGCGCCGGAGCGCATCTCCGACGGCGCCCATTGCGCATAAGCGACATCGGCGAGCAGGGCCCGGCGTTCGTCGAGCGACAGTACCGGCGCGCGCTGCGCGACCGCGTCGAGCATCGACGGCACCGACACCATTTTGCCGACACCCTTCGCCGCCCATGACGGTACCGCCGCAACCAAGCCATCGACCGCGACGTTTGAATGATGGGTGACGATCATGCCAACGCGCTTAAGAACATCGGCAATCGGCTCGATCGCGTCCAAGCTCGCCGGCTTGGGTCGATAGATCACCTCGACCGTGGGAAATTCTTTCTTGATCTGGGCAACCGTGCGAAGTTCCCACTCTAGCGGCTTGAACCCATGGGTTCCGGCCGCCTTGCCAGACATGCCGGCGACCAGCACCGCGCCCGGCTGCTCGCCGGTGCGGTTCGGCGCGACCTCGATTCCCAGATCATCCCACCGATCGGCCGGCATGCCGCGCGCCATGGTGTCGGCGGTGTCCCAACCATCCACCGAAAGCCGGTGATGTCCCTCCCGCGCGCCGCCCTTGTCGCCGACCGGCTTGCGGTTGAAATAACCCATGTCGAAATAAGCGAAATGGCCGCCCGCTCGCCGATATGCGGTAAAAACCGCTTCGTGGTTCCAGCCGTATGCGATGACAACATCGGCGACCACGTCACCGGTCCACCGCCTTAAGATTGGCGCGCGGATGCCATGCACGGTCAACCCTATCTGCATGGCATCCGCGATATGGTTGGCACGGCCGTTTTGCGGGAAGGCGTAAAGAGCGACTTTCATTTCTTGGGCACCTTCATAAGCATCCGGAAAGGTTCACCGCTGGAGATCTCGGCGACCGTCCATTGTGACCATGCCATACGCTCAAACATCGGCACGCGATCGCCGAGGAACGGGTTCTCGATCGTGTCGAACCCGAACCGCGCAGCCGGCGCACCTATCCAGCCGGGAAGCTCATAAAACGCCGGCACGCCGAGCATGATGGATTTTAGCGCCGCGCCCGAACCCCAAGTCACCACGGCGTGACATCCCGCGAGCGCGGGCGCCAGCGGCTTGGCGAGCGACTTCAATCCAGGGTGAGGCCGAACCCGGATCTCGCGCCGCGTCACCTTCTTCAAACGCTCGACGATCAGGCGCGGCCAGCTCGCCGGCATGGCCACGCCAGGCGCACCGATGCCACGTTGCGGCAACACCAGGATGAAACCGCCTTCCTCCCGCCACGGCCTCAGATTTTGGCCCATGAGCGGAAAACGCGCGGTTTCCCCCTGATACCAGCGACCGCACCCGTTGTGATGGTCGATCGCCAGGCTGAACCATTGATGGCCGTCCTGGTCGACCGCGTCCGTATAGCCGTTCTCGGCGACGATGATCCGAGAATGTGCATGGTCATGCCGCCGCGCTTCATACTGAAATTGACTGCCGCGATTCCAGATAACAAGAATGTCGTCGCGGTCGATCTTCCTAAGCGGTTTGGTAGTTACGATGTAACCGGCGGCCGCGAGCCCTTTTATAAAAGCTTCGTGCCTATAATGCACACTCGTTCTTATTAAACAAACCGCAGTCGGCATAAGGGTAAGCTCTCAAAATACTATTTCGTGCGACGTTTAAGACTTCAATGCCCCAAGATCTTAGAATTCCAGCTTGCCGGTCGAGGTCGTTCGCCCATTTCTTAAATTCAAAAGCACTTGGATTGCGAAGTCCCGGCCCATGGTCCGGATGCCAGTGCGCCCCGCAATAATCCAGACATAGCAATATCTTAGACGCCCCAAACTGCGCCGCAAGATTAACCGCCTGAAATCCTGAATTGCCACCATAACCGACGGTGCCGACCGGCTGCCTGATCATTTCTGTTAGCCTAAGTTTTGTCGGACCCTTCGCAATGGTCACAGGGTAGACGCCTGAGTCCAAATAACGAATGTGATCATCGGCGCAGAACCGCCAACCATCGAACTTGCGTGCGCGCGGGTACGCGCGCCAGAAACCTGAATCGGCCGCGTAAAGGACTTCGGCCGATGGCATCAATTCGAATGACCGGTTTATCGCGATCACCCGCACCGCTCCCGGCCGGAGCGTATCGGCCACCGTCTTCGCCGACATACCAGCGCCGAGAACCAAGACGGTTTCCCCACGCCAGTCCGGGAACGTGTCTCGCTCGCCGGCTGGCGTGCGTGCGGACGCGCTTATGCGTTTCCCGGTATCTTGGGCGGCCGTCCGGGTCCACGCTTCTCCGGTTCTGGTGCCGGCGCGGGCGGAGCTACCGGCGCGGCGAGCACACTGGCGGCTGGTGGTGCTGGTGGAGCGACAGGTGCAACGGGTGCGGCTGGCGCCACCGGGGCATTCATCGCGTGCTCGATCCGGGAAATAACCCGCTTCACCTTACCACGACGTTCCCACCGCGCAGCCGTGGCTTCGTTGACGTCCTGGATCGTCCCCTTAGCGATTCTGGTAGCCTTTCGGGTCCCGTCTTCGTTCGCGACTTCGTATTCGGCGTCCTCGATAAATTCGATCTTTGGCATATCACCCACCAGAAAAAACCGACACAATCGCCGGTTGCTTACGTGTCATTGCTGTAAGTGTATTCCCGGCGACGATCGTTTGTCGCCGGGTTTCGTT